TACCCAAACGCTCGGCAAACCATTCGGGCGATCGCTGTTCAGTCATTTATCCCTCACTTTCAGCATGGCGTCTGCCATTGCGTAAGAGCGCTCAGCTGCCCACTGCAAAAATTCTTCCGTCTCATAAGCGTGATGTGACCATGCATCATCAAACTCGACCATCGTTTGCTGCATCGCCTTGGCCGCAAAGTAATCTCGCAGCGTCATGCCTTGCGGCTCGCTCTCAAATGTTTCGCCATCGGCGTTAACGTAGCTTTGAACGGGAAACGCTGGCCCTCCTGTGTCTTTAGTCATGGATTTCCACCTTTTGGTTTAGCATGGGCGAAATAGACATTCGCAGGTCAAACGACGCCATGTATGCCCTACCTCGGTCTTCCTTTGCGTCGTTCATCATCTGTACAAAATTAGGGTGCTTCAGGACTGCCTCTAGGTGCATGGCAAGCAGACGGTCAATCACTTCTTGGGCCTCAATCAGTGTTTTGAGCTTCATTTTGCTGCTCCTGCTGCGGCCTTCAGGGAGGCTTGGTGCTTGACCCAGAACCGAGACTTAGCCGGTGATGTTGGAATGGCCTTAAAAGCCTCCTGGAGCGCTTCTATGCCACTCAGAGAGGCATCCCTGAGCGACTCGATGTGTTGAGCCTCAAACGCCTCATCTTCATCTTCTGTAGGAGATTTCTCACCTTCTGGCAGGTCTTCTCCGGCATAGATGTACAGACCGAGGCCATGCAGACCCAATGCCTTGGTCATGCAGCGCATAATGGCTGTATTGACCGCGAAGGCATCCGGGTTTGGGATAGCTTTGTTCCGATGATCCATGACGGGTAGCTGGCAGGTCATTGGCTTGCCAAAGATCGTCACCGTGACCCATACCATAGCCGTCCCGCCTGGGAGCGTCATGAAGGGTTCTTCTGTGTACTGATCGCGCTTGAAGGTTTCCACCTTGAAGGTGGCTGCTGGATCAGCTTTGAGGGCTTCTTGCCAGGCCCAAGCCCAGGACAGGTAAGTCAGATTTGACTTCTTCTCTGTATGCTCATTGACGTTCGTCTTGAGCAGCTTCTCTACACTCATCATCTTCTCCTAAAAAGACCCCGACGGGATGTCAGGGCATGGGACTGGATTGTACAGTTCTCTAAACAATCCACAAGATCTTTTTATAGGGACTTACCCTATGTTTTGCGTTTCTCTTGGAGCTTCAGTTCTTTGGCAAGCACTTCATGGCCGAGCTTCGTCACCACGCTGCCAGAGTCAATCAGCTTGCGCCTCCTGAGTGACCAGTAGGTGTTCCAGCTTCCAGGCTTGTCGTTTTTCAGCTTGAACTTCCACCCAAGAGCAAAGTGCTTGAGCATGAAGATCTGATGATTTGAAAGGCTCATGGTCGATTCTTCTGGATGTAGCGCCATCCTCTCCAAGTGGTGACCTCGCACTCGTACTGCCAAACCTCGAAGCCGGTAACTGCCTTCTGGCGTGTCCTGAGCTTTCGCATGGCTTTCATGTAGATCTGCCGCGCCCGTTCGGTAGTGCAGTCCAACTGCTTGCCAACATCTTGGAAAGTCTCGTTCTCCAGCACCACAAGCCGCACCACTAAATCCTCGCGCTCGGTCAGCGGGATGGCCTCCAGCAGCTTGATCACCAGATCGTGCTTCTCAATGGCCTCTGTGTCGGTCTGATGCTCCCATGACCACCCATGCCTGGGTAGCTCTGGCAACTCAGCATCACGGCTGTACCAGATGGCCTTGACCTCGTGGGGCAATGTCTCGGTCATCAGCTTGCCGTAGTAGGGTGTTCCTTTGCCTCTCATCTATCCCATTGTATAGCAACCTAGACAACATGAATCAGTAGAAACCCCAACAGCTACCTAAACAATGTGTAGTAAAATAAACAGATGACCAAAGAAGAGGCTGTAAAGAGAGCTGGGAACCAGGCAAACCTGGCCCGGATTCTTGGCATCACCAGGGGTGCTGTGAACCAGTGGGGCGCTTTCATGCCTTCTGGTCGTCTGTATCAACTGATGGTGCTTAAGCCTGATTGGTTCTTGACAGACGAAAAAAAAGACTGATAGAATGCGCTCGTTGCCGTAGGAAGCGACAAGCAAAGGCCGTTTACTCATGCTCCTGCCCTCGAAAGAGGGTTCCTACCGGGAGCAGTAGTAAGCGGCTTTTTTGTTTCCTCCTAGGCATCCGTACTCCACACGATAGTAAGACTTCAACCTGAGGGCGTGGAAGAAAAGGGTAGCCGGTATGCCGCAAGGCTAGGGGGCAGTTCCCGAACAATCCGGTGGGCTGGTCGAATCGTCAAGCCTGGGGCATACGGTCTTAATCCGTAGCATGACGATCCCTTCAATGGGGGGTGAACCTAACTCGTCCTTCCTCACACTCTGTGGGGTAGGGGGGTCTTTGGGTGAAATTATCTTAACTGGAGATTAATCATGAAAAGAGTTCTAGCATCACTGATGATTGCATTGATTACAACAGGCGCATGGGCTGCGTGTTCAACGCATACCTACTACGCTAACGGCAGGACAGTTACTTGCACGACTTGCTGCTACGGATCAAACTGCACGACGAACTGCTATTGATTTTGTGGACACGGCTAGGGATGGCCTGATCTCCATCCTGAAAAGCGAACCTCCCGCCTGCCGCTGTTCTCTTTCTGGAGGGTTGGAGAAAAACGATGTTTGAAAGCGGGTTTGACAGATTCTGGGCAGCATGGCCGAAGTCGCCTCGCAAGGGCGCTAAGTCGGCATGTCTAGTGAAGTGGAAAAAGGGTCTGTATGAGCATTGTGCAGACCAGATCATCAAGCATGTTGAGTGGATGAAAACCACCGACCAGTGGCTGACCAGCAACGGTGCTTTTATCCCTGCCCCTCTGGTGTACTTAAACCAGCAACGATGGGACGGTGCGGAGATACCCGAGCCGGTCAAGAAGGTCACGATGGCAGAGCAGTACCAGGAGCGCATAAGGTCTGCTGTACCGATGCCTGACCACATCCGAGAGCGCCTGTCGCAACTCAGGAGGGGATCGTGAACCATGAGCAAGCAAACCGAGTCCTTGATCACATCCGAGCAGGAGCCATTTACCCCAGCCGCATCGTCGACTTCGCCCTATTCCTCACCGGAGACTATGACGCTTATGAGGAAACTAGAGGCCAGGGAATGGCGGCAGCGGTATCGGCAGAAGACGGCAGACGTTGGGGCTATGCAAGCCCGTGCCTGGTGGCTGGAAACCATCGACCAGATTGAGAAAAAACGGGGCAAAGAGGCCGCAACTGAACTGCGCTACTGGATGAATCAAGAAAAATGACCTTTTCGCTCACGTTTCACGTTGACATAAACCCCGTGCCGAAGGGCAGACCACGATTCTCAAAGGTCGGCGGGTTTATGCGGTCTTACACCCCAAAGAAAACCAGCGACTACGAAACCGAGGTCAGAACTCAAGCACAGACCGTGATGACCCGCGAGCCTCTAGAAACGCCTGTAGCGGTCTATCTGTACTTCAGGCTACCTATCCCTAGATCACACTCAAAAAAGCGCCAGGAAGCCTGTTTAAACGGTTCTGAGAGGCCTATCAAAAAACCAGACATCGACAATCTGGCAAAAAGTGTGCTGGACGGGCTAAATGGCGTGATCTGGCATGATGACAGTCAGATTGTCAGCCTACATCTAACCAAGGTCTACGCTCGAAACCCAGGGATAGACCTGTTAATCAGGGAAGAATTAGCATGAGACACAAGGGCGTTAACTGGCGCATGGCTTACCTGAAACCTGGACAGCTAACTGCGGTCTACCCCTTTAAGGGCGAGCCTTTTGTCGGTAGGGTGAGCCGTGTTACTAAAAATAGGCTGATGAGAATTTCCTACGTGGTTGACGGTATAAACGTAATGGCGGAAGAGCTTTTCCCGGCAGAGGGTCAACCAAAACTGAGGATTAGGTGCGCTCCAGGCCAATAAAAAAGGCCCCGAAGGGCCTGAGTCATTTTTTACCGATGATTATTCTCAGAATGAGGGCTAGTGTTGCATAAAGCATACCGCGCGCTCCTCGATGTATGTCCGTAGGTGGTCTGATAACAGAAAAGATATATCTTTACCGCAGATGCTGGCAGAGATTAAAAACGCGGCTGCTGGTGTTGGTGGGCAGCATGTGCCAGATTCGATGTCCGGGTTTCCTGGTTCTCCAGCATCGAATTCAAGCTCACAGTCTAGCCAGACATCAGACCCGCATGGGTGGCAGTATTTGATTGTTTCCATACTTATCACCATAGGATATCGAAGTAAGACAGGCCAAGGGCTGCAAGCGCCAGCCCGATGATGATTGCGAGGGCTAGATCTAGGATGGTTTCACGCATGGTTGACCCCTACACATGGAACGACAAAATAAGCCCTTGTTGGACGGATTACATATCCACCGATGGCATCGGCTCTTTTCTTGGCTTGTGTCTCCGTCATGTAGGTATAGGGCTCAATTCGGCCCTTGTACTCACGCGCTAACACGCGGATACCATTGTTTAGTTTGAATGTAAGCACGACAATTCTCCCTTTTGGGTTGTCCGGACAATCCCGGCCGATGCGCCCGACATAGGCGCATGAGCCGATACTGTCACGCGTTACAGCATCCGCAGCATGGTGCGTCCTCGCAGCGGCCGCGCCGGTTACGGTAGTACTCACGGCCACCGGTGCGCCAGATATCGGAAACCCCACGGGCCATAGATCGGGCCATATACCGGCCAGCGGCCAGGGCTGCATCCGGGTCCGTAGCGGCCAGTTCCGGGTCTAGGTCGGCCACGGCCGCTAGTGTCGGGTCTACGGTATCAGCGCCGGCCAGTTCGGCGCGCCCCTTACCGTGCCATATGATCAGATCACCCGGACGGATGCTGGCGCCGGTGCGGATGCACCGACCGGGATATTTTGCGGTAATTGTTTTCATGCTGTGGCTCCGATTTTGATAACCCGGCGCTTATGGCCGACCGCGTGATCGGCAATGACAACGTCGCGCGCCTGAATGCTTGTACCGCTGCACAGTGTGCATTTGGCGCACGTCGCGCGCCGGCCAGCTTCGGCCGATGCCGGACACATTGCTTCGCCCGCTTGTACGTCGACGCCCATGGAAACCCGGAAAACCCGCATGCCCAACAAGTTAGCCTTGGCCGCTTCGTCGACATTGTCGGCCGACGCCATTACTAAGGGCGCCCATGCCGACGTGTCAAAATCGGCGCGCGCCCATTGGTGCGTATACCCGCGTCGGCCGGCCGCGTAGCGGGTGATTTGCGACCACATTCGGACAGGCGCCGCAGCCGGGTCCCCATAGGTACCAAGCCGGACAATCTTACCGGCCAGGGCGCGCGCGATTGTGGCCGCGTCGGCTTTGGTATAGCGGCCGCGCCTGTATGCTTCATAGACCGATCGGACCGATCGGCCGACGTTGACGTAACAGGGCGCCTGGCCGTTATCGCGCGCCAAGATCGGCCGGTGCGGACATTGGCCGCATATGCTTACGTCGGCGCCAGTCTTAAGCGCATCGGTCGGTGCGACGTCGGACCGAATAATGAAGCTCTGAACAATGGCGCCGGTTTTGGCATTGTCTGACCCGTCGAGCTTATTAATGATTACAACGATGGGCTTTCCGTCGATTAGGGACGGCCCCTCGTATGCAATGTATCCAAGGGCTTTGCTCATGCTAGTGCTCCGAATTAGACCCCTTGCGACATGCTGGGGAATGGGCACATTGTGAAGATAGCTATACAGAGATAGAATAGGGATAAACCCTAATCAAACCCTAATAGGGAAAACACCTAAGTTAGTGACCACTATGGGAAGACCGTGCCGGACAGACACTAGAGCTTTTCGCAGACAGCTGACAGACGAACAGCGAGAAATTCTTCTGTCAGCCGGTGACGGTGACATCACTGTCGGATTCAATGAGTGCCTAGAGCTTTGGCGATCAATCAATCCGCTGAAGGGTCGCTTCGTGCCGAATGTTTCACGTGAAACAGAGAGGCCCAAGTACCCGGAAGAGGCACCATCCGATCCGCTCGCGCCACGATAAATTTTCCCTATCGATGTGACCCACCCGATAGCATTCTCCCGCATCAGGGTTTTCCCTACTATCGTCAACCCTATTAGGGTTTTTCCTATGCTCGTTTTCCCTGTAAGGGTTTATCCCTGTGGGGTTTGTACCACTAGGGTTTGTATGGGGGGGGGAGGGGTCGGGTCGTGGTGAAAAATTTGCGGGTGCCCCACTCCCGCCGAAAAAGTCAAATTTGACCTATACGCGATGTTGTGCGCGTGGTGGGAATTGGTTGATTTGTATAGCCAGAAACGTACAGACGTACGAAGGCAGTCGTAGCAATTCTCATGGTCTTGAGAATCCACTGACTAGGTGGTGGGTGTCGTTTAGCGGTTCTGGGGAGTTAGTCCAGAGGTGACATCAGGCCGTATTACTGAGGGTGTTCCTCAATGCGTACCATCTTGTAGTCACCGCCCCTGTCT